GAACCTGCAAGGAATAATCCTAATGCTGTAGTAACATCTTTTATCGTTTGAAAATTTTCTACAATTCCCCTTGTTAGATTAGCTAAAGACTTTCCTACATCCTCTCCAAACTTTTCTATTTGCTCTTGGCTATCTTGCAAAGCATTATTTGCATCGTTTAGTTGGTTCTTTAATTCTTCGTTAAATTCTGATGCTACTGCTTTTCTAAATACTAAAAGCTTATCTTGTAGCATTGATAATGTACCTGTTAAGGTTTTAGCTAGTTCTGCTGTTGCATTACCAAACTTACCACCTCTACCAAATACTCTTTCAAATGCTTTTTCTGTCTCAGCTAACGATACCTCTGCACCTGCTGAGAAACCAAGCATGGCTTTGACACCTCGTTCTCTAAATAAATCAGCTGAGCTGATTCCTGAGCTAAGCGACCTTTGAATCTGTTCAGCAGTTGTTTTGAAGTCAAGACCTGTTACTGATGCAACATTACCTGTAAGTTCTAAATTTTTTGCTAATTCTTGTGCATCTTCAGATACGATTGCTAGGTTTGCTGATGCACTTTGTATTTCTTCTAGTTGGAATGGTACACGACCTGCAAAATCTAAAAGAACTTCAAATGCTTTTGCACCTTCTTCAGCACTACCAAATAGAGCATTTAATCGAACTGTTAAATCTTCTATTTGCCTTCCGACATCTATAACCTTCTTGATTTGAATGCCACCGAATGCTGTAGCAAATAATCCACCGAATGTTAATACTTTGCCACCAACATTATCTAAGATTTTACCAAACTTTTGAAATCCTGTAGACATCTTGCTAGATGATTTTTTGACTTCGTTGTTTGCTTTATTCAGACCTCGTTTGAGGTCGCTGAGGTCAGCTTCAATTCGTACTAATAATTTATCTAATTCCATGTCTAATAATCAGGATACCTTTCCATTAATTTATCTAAATCAGATTTGTCCATAGGCTCTGATTTGTTACCATTATATTCTTTGAAGCCATTAATAGCTATAGTGATTTCTTTAATTGACATATCCCACACCTGATTAGGTGGTAGGTGCATCATGCCTATGAGTATTTCAAGCCACCTTTCTATAGGTAGCTCATAATCATCTTTTAAGGATTGCTTTTTTTTTCTGTATTATCAGGGTCTACATTGAGTGCTAATGTAAGTAGCTCACCTGTTAATTTGATTGATTCTACTAAACCAACTTCAGATACAAGACCTTTTACATCGTTTTCATTGACATCATTGCCACCTGCTCTGATTGACAAAGTAAGAATATTAATAATCTCTAAAAGAGTAATATCTGCTGTTGCTAACTTGTTACCAACTTTAAGAATAGAGCATCCAAGTGCTTCTTCTATTCTCATTATTGTGTCTAAAGACATACGAGCCTTGTATGTCTTGTCTTTAAAATTAAGTATCTTTTCTGCTTTTATCGGATTTGTAGACATCATTCTTCTCCTTTTTAACTGTCATCAATATGGTTTCATCTCTACCACCAACATTTGTGGCACTAGAGATTGCCCATTTATCATTACCTATTTTAATAACACCTAAGTTATCCCAACCATCGAAGAATGGCAGTTCAACTTCTGATTGGTCAGAACCTAGATTAACTTTTGCATCAACCTTTTTCTTATCAAGTGTTACTTCTTTTTCTATCCACATATTAAACTGTTGCTATAGTTATTGTTCCTGCTGATTCAAATGTCATTGAATACTGTACTGAATCATTATATGTACCACTATATTCAATAGATGTTACTTGGAAAGCTCCTGTAAATGTATTGTAGTCAGGTACAAGAAATTGATAGTTCTTATTTGTAGTAGCATCAAAGTTAGTTAATATTGTTTGTTCTGAAGCTGAATCTGTAAAGATACCACTTCCTGAAATTGTAAATGATTTGATTCCACCTTGTGCAAGTAATGTTCTTACTCTTGATGAATCTTTATTTGTTACATCAACTATTTCTTGGTTGATGCTTATAGATGTGTCTCTAAGACCTGCTACTGTTGTAAAAGTCTCAGGAGACCCTGCATTCCCTACTTTAACGAGTAATGCACTTCCTTTTTGTACTGCCATTTTATTACCTCTTAATTATCGTAAATTGTAAAATTAATATTAATTATACCATGTCTAGTGATTCCATCTGCTTCTACTATTGTAGTTGAGCTATTGACATAACTCATCACAGAATCAGCACCCGACACAGAGATTGTAACATTATTGGTAAGATTGTAAATTCTTTCCATAACTTCCTTGATTTCTTTTTGTCCTCTATATTGAGACCATACATCAATATCTACATTATATAAATTGCCATCTAGTGATTTAGTTCCAATGTCTGTAGTTATTTCTGTACCAATAAGTACATAAGGATATGCTGTATCTTGTGGTGCTACAGAATCAAATATCTTGTTATTACCAACCAATCCATCTAATGTGCTATCACCTGATAACAAAGAATATAGTGCTGATTGTAAATCGAATGAATGATATCCCATCAGCTTACCTTAATATCCTTAGCCATCTTTCTTGAAAATGCTTTTGCTTGTTTATATGCTTTAGATTCTTTACCCATGAATGCTCTGTCCATATAAAGTTCTAACATCTGAGAATATTCAACATTAGTAAATACTTTACCTACAGGTTTTATACTTGGTGAGGATGGTTTGGTTTGTATGCTACTCACCAATCTTCCTGTATCTATTGCAGGTGGATTCCCTGCTGATGAAGCTGTATGGGTTTTACCACCTCGTTCATAGGTATTACCTGTCTTTGGAGTGTTTCTCATGTTCATTGTGATATCCCTTCTAAAGTTATTAAGAACACGATTGACATGTCTTGAAGCATTGACTTGATATTTCTTCAATACCACATCAGCTTTCTTAGCAAAGTTAGATTGAACCTTAACTGATATCATGTTGCCACTCCTTCAGTTGCTAATATTTCTTGAAACTTATTTCTACCCTCATCTATATCTTTGACATGAGTTATATTAAATGTTTTTGAGTTGTAGGATATCCTATTCTTTTCTGTGACTGATGAATTATATCTGATAGTAAATTTATAACTTGCTGTACCTCTTAATTGGTCTCCGAAAATTCCTTCTCCACCACTTAAATTTTCTGCCTTTGCCCAAACAGTTGATAGTGTTGAAAAGCTAGATGACTGTCCACCACCTGCATCTGTTGAGCCACCAAGTGTTTGAATGACTATTCTATTTCTCATCTCTCCTATAAGAGACATTAGACCATACCACCATAATGAGCTGTGCCACGATATGGATTAGTTCCAAATTGTCTAACAATATATGGTTGTAGTAATTGTGTAGCTTGATAAGGAGCTGATAATCTTTCTGTGCCATCACCTCTGTGTTCAAATAACCAAGCTGTATAAATTAAACAAGCATGTTTAATGTCTTGTGGTACATCATTTACACCACCATAACCTGCTACATAAGTAATCTCTAATGCATTAGCAACTCTTAATCCTGTTGGATAACTTTCTCCATTTCTTAAAACAAATCGTGCAGGAATACCTGCCTTATCTAAGAAATATTTACTAGATGCAAAAGTGCTTTCTGTATCTGCATCATCATAGTATTTAACATGTGTGATAGATGCTACAGGTGATTGTGGTAACAAAATACTTCTTCTTGTTATGTCTTGGTCTATACCTACATAATTACCTTCTCTGACAGGAATGTCTGTATCGTAAACAGAATCAATAGACATCTTCAATGTCTGTGTCGTTAAACTTCTATTGGTATATCTTTTAGCCCAATTATGAGATGCAATAACAAGATTACCTATGACTGTATCATCATCACTACCATCTACTCTCAACCAATTCTTGACCTCTGATGAAGTGATTGCATATGCTGTTTCTCCTGTTACTACTGATAATCCTGCCATTGTGTCCTCAACTAAATAATTTGGTTACTATGATATATGATACTATGATTACGAACAATAACTCAATTATTGA